GGCGGAAATATTACCGGCCACCTATGTCCTGCGCCAACGCAAGAAGGTAAATGCGGCGATTGTCGCGCTTGTTGGGATCGTTCAGTTTCAAACGTCACCTATTATCAACACTAAGAGGCAATCATGAAACTGATAAACGGATTAAATTTATACATGACCGAAGACAACGACACGGTGCAAGCAATTGCGCTGCGTCATCTAAACGTAGGCGACCTAGTAAAGCGCAAGCCAAATGCCAAGGCCGTCTATGTTATCAACCATCGGAACAAGGCCACCAAGACAAGGCCAGCGGAATATTCATTGTCAGACTACGAAGACATGAACCGCGAAATATTCTTAAAGGAAGATACCATTGTCTACACTGGCTTCACATACTAGGGTTTCCCCTGATCCCTTGCCAGCAAAGCTGGCAAGGGATTTCTTTTTTTATATATCCATAGGACATAGGCCGCAGGCCGCAGGTCATCGACTCATGGCATCAGACCATAGGGCGCAGGCCGCAGGCCGCAGGCTCTCGATCAACCCGCGCATATCACCTATATACAAGGCCGCAGGCCGCAGGTCATCGATCCTCGAACCTAGCAACTCGATCGCCTTGTCCGCGCCAAATAAAAATAGGTCGCTGGTCGAGGGGTCGTGCAGCAAGAAAAAACTCACGCCTTTACATCTAAAATGTGAGGAATGCCAAGCTATCTGTGATTTGGACAGGCTGACCCTGTTGTTTTTAACTATTTTTAATTCCAACCATACTGGCACACCATTCATGCATAGGTATACGTCCGGCATTCCTTCACCAGTGCGGTTTTCAATCCTCTCGAAGTGCGTTTTCTTTGGCAGGTTCTGTTTCAATAACGTCCACAGTGATCGTTCTGTCTTTGGCATCTTCAACCCTCTTCATATCGTCACCAAAAGCGTGTGGGTAGTTCTTCCTGATCGCGCTCAATCGAGCGACAATATCTTCACGCGACAGATTGTCGAGTTGATGAACGTGGTTTTGTTCGCGTCTGTCGATGGTCAAGCCACCCAGACTAGAGCGGATTTTCTCAGCGTTGATGGCGGCAGAAAACTGACCAGCATCTTCAGCAGCATGAGACAATTCATCGAAGCGTTTAAGTTGGTTGACCAAGGTCACGCCATATTTTCTCTCGCGCTCTTCTCGAAGTTCTTTGATAAGCTCTGGCACTTCTGGAAAAGATTTACCGTCAAGAAGTTTAGCCGCATGGTTTCTCGCGCTGTCGGCAGAATAGCCTGCCTTCCTAGCGCATTCAGCATTGCTGTATCTGCCATCGATATAATGTTTGGCAAACTCTCTCTGTCTATTAGTCAAGCCTGCGGGTCTTCCGCCTTTCCTAATAGTGTTTTCTGTGGGTTCACTCTTTTTCAAAGCAAAAAACCTTTCTTAGCCAGCTTTATGAGGGTTAAAACTGTCTCACTGTCTCACAACTGTCTCAGCTATAGTTCTTACTGGAAGCCAATTGAGACACTTGAGACACTTGAGACACCTTTTTCAGAATTTTTATTTTATTTTTCTTCAACCCAAAAAAATCCTTATTCGCATGCATTTTATTGTTTGTACTATTGGATATGGTATGATAAGACATATATAAGATTATATATCTAACCAGTATATCATATATATCAAAGGTTCGAGGATCAAGGGGCAAGGACATGAAAGCAAATACCAATCAAATAGATTATCGGGTTCAGCGGCATCAGGACGTATTTCTTTTGATGCCTCAAAATTACGAGGCCGTGTGTGGTTTAGAAAACTACAAGGAGTCTAACTTCAACAAGAATGGTGGCCTGATTATGCTGCCTGAGTTTGTGGGTCGGTGGCTTGAGTTTTTTGCAGATGATGGGTGGGTGGTGTCTTATGAAAAATAAGCCGCCATATATTCATAAAGTAGGTTTAAGGAAGCCGATCTTGGGTGCGCGTATCTTGCATATCACTATCAACAATCGGGCTTGGTTGTATAACGCGATGATCAAGCCATTAAAACTTGGGAGTAAGAAATATGACTAACGATAAACCAAACCTGACTAACACTGCTTTTGCAGACATGCTGGCAGAGCCGTTCGCGGATTTGCTGAAGCCGAAGAAGTTCTATCCGACTATCATGGTTGAGTACACACCCAGCCGCGATGAGTGGGCGCAGATTGCCGAAGCTATCTGGGTTGGTGCGCTCGAAGGTGGATCGAACCACTGGATTGATTACATCCACACTGGTGGTCATGTCTTAAAGTCTGGGTTCGATGTTGTGGACTCTAACTTTGATATCGTCATTCACCATGACGATGATGAAGTCGAGAAGGTCAAAGCTTTTGATGTGATTGTTGACGGCATTAATTTGCTCGATCCAGAGCGGCAGCGGCTGGCATTGACTGTCGATGAGCTAGGTCAGTTGGATGCCAATGATTATGATTATATCATCCAGTTGGGTGTATTTGGTAAGGAGGTGTATTGCTAATGACTAAGGGATTTTTGGGTAGAGAGTTACCGTTTGAATGTATTGTGGGCGATGAGCCTGAAGTTTGTGAAAACATATTCAGTGGCGAAAAGGTGGGTTTGCCTGCCGATGCGGTTGCAGTTTATGACGTTATCATGGGTTCTAATTTGATAGCTGAAAAGACCAGTGATCCAAAAATGCAGGACAAGCTATACGAGGAAGTCCGCAAGGGTTGTCGTTGGTTTAGGAAACACGAGCCGCATGCATATATGGTTTTGTTGGATTAGGGGGCAGTAGGATGGAAAAGTTTATTGTGAAGGCCAGAAGGATTGCTTGGCATGAGGATGAAATCTGGGCGGCAGACGCTGATGCTGCGAAAACATTGTTTTTAAAACAGTGGACACAATTCCCTGATTACTGTCCATCGACAGAAGTTGATGACGAGCTAGACAGGATAGATATTGAGGAGGTGGGAGAATGAAAACCTATGTTGTGGAAATAAATGCGGTGATCTGGAAGCAGGTTGATGTTTGCGCGGACTCTGTCGAAGAGGCAGAAGAGAGAGCGCATGAGATGTTTAATCTGGCTGCGGACGGTTGTCCAGAGCGGTATGACCAACAGACTAGCCAGATTTGGTTAGATGGTAAGGAGATGATGTGATGAGTAAGGAAGCTTATGCGGACAGCCTAGAGCATTGGGCTAAGTGTTTTAGGGATGGAACATTGGACGACTCGTTCGCCAATGAGATTGCCTATCTGCTTGAGGACAAGGCGCATGATCTGAGGGTCGATGACCGCCATGCGTTGTCTAACAAATTAATCACAAATGCTTTGAAGCGAGGGGACATAAGATGAGTGTGACATATAAAGCTATTGATCCTGAGAGTGGAAACCGCTGGTGCGTTCGCATGGTATTTATCGGGAGCCAGTATGGTCTAAAACATTGCCTGACCTATGGCGATGCTGAGTACGACAAGGACAAGCACGATGATCCATTGATAGAGTTCTATGATATGGACTCTGAGGTTGCAGGCATATTGCGTAACTCTAAGAACAAGACCGAAGCTTATCTGGGTAAGAAGTATGGTCAGTTTGTCAGTCGCTACTATTGGAGTTCTTTGAATTTTGATGAGCGGTTCGGAGAGCAAAAGACCGTGACCGATTGGTCGAAGCGTGGACTGTGCCTGCATGGTGGGGTCGATGGCTGGTCGGTGTCGAGCGAGTTCATGGTCAAGGCTATGGCTGCGGTCAACGCTGAACTGGCAGAACGTGCAGAGATCGAGCGCAGGGAGATGCAGGATGCCTAACTTCAAAGTTTACGTCACGGTGTATCACCGGATTGATGTTGAAGCTTCCAACAAGGAAGAGGCTAAAGAATTGGCTAAAGAGGAAATCTGGGATGATCACATTAAGGATGTGATCATTGATGTTGAGGAGGTTGACGATGATAACGCTTGAACTAACTCAGGTGGATCACCTGACAGGCCGCGATGCGGACAAGATATTTTTGGTTGGAGACAGGTTCGCTGTCTCTGAGCGGACGATGCGGTGGGGCGAGACTGAGCGCACGGTGACCGTGGTCAATGATGGGTTGAGCCGTCATGATGGGCATTTTGTTGCGGAGTCCTATCAGGACGTGAAGGATCACATTTTTGCGATGTTGAGGAGTGTTCGATGACGAAGGTCAAAACCGAAAAGCGAGTTATTCTAAATCTTGGTCTGCGTAAACCTATACTTTCGAGGCAGATGCATCTTAGAATAAACAACAGGGCATGGCAGAAGGATGCCTTGTCTAAACCGATAACAATAAGGAGGCTGCGTGATGGCTAGTCGGAAGGAAGAGATGTTTGATTTGGCTAACGAGTTGAGTAATGAAGACCTTTGTTTTCTAATCAACTGTATGGCTAACCGTTGCGAAGTTTACTTTGGGTCTCTGGCTATGTGTGTTCTGTCGAGTGAGGTCAGAGATGCTTGTATGAACGGCACGGTCGTTCAAATCAATTGCATGAATGCAGAACTGGATGATTTGCGTGAGGATGAGTTCATTCGACACGCACTTGATAAGGCGAACAAAGAGGAGGCTGCGTAATGTTTGAGGATGATCCAAGAGCCGATGACTTTGATCGGTATGGCGTCGTGTACAGGCCAGATACTTATGTGTTTTCTAGTGTTGGTGTGTCGAGGCTGTTTAAGTCTCATGATCAGCAAGAGTATAAGAA